TCTTCATCATACCGCCCATAGCCATTTTTCCTTTTCCGTCTGCGGCAAAGAATGGGACTTTCTTTCCACCCTTCTCTACCATTTTAAGTTTGCCACCAGCAGCCTTTTTCATAACTCCGCCCGTTTTTTTACCTACAAGTTTATCTATTTCTGATTCTATCTTTAAAAGTTTTATTGAATCGCTTTTAGGGGTGTATTTATCATTAGGTATTGATTGCATCTGTGATAACAATTTTTCAATTCTAGCGCTTTTTTGAGACTTGGTCATGCCGCCACTAGCCATACGTTTGGTCTTCTCTGTATTCATTGGATGCCTAGGGTTGGCTAAACGAGGCTTCTTTTTTGGAAGAGGTATTGTTTTGTCCTGACCCTTTGGGCCACCCTTTTGACCGAGTTTTTTAATTCTAATAGGCATATTACCCTCCTAGGTAAAATGTATCATATGGTACAAATTTTAACGCGGAGGATTCAGTATCCTCGTTTGCTGCCAGTTCAAACTGGAACTCATATTCCTGCTTTAGGGGGGCAACCCTATTTGCCACTTCCGGCTTCTTCATAGCTATATAATACGCTAATCCTGTAACTAGACAAGGTATGAACCTTGGCGGGACTCCTGCCGTGCCAGCAACCCCTGAAGCTAAACCATCTATCCCCAAAAGGTAGTAATAAGCGAGCGTATACGTTGCTGCACTGTCTGGTACAGGCCACAGAGTAACTGTTGTAGACGTTGCCAACCTTTGTACAAATACCTGCGAAGGCTTACCCTGCGTATTTTTTGTACTTGTTTTAGCATACGTTGATACCGAAATCCTCTGAACATCAGTATCGACTTGATTCGTGCCAGTGCCTGTACGAATTTGTTGCTCAATAATGTCAATCGTTCCCGTAGGTAACGTATAAGTTGCTGTACCCGCTGTGAGAGCTTGTGTACCAGCATTGATAGTCCACAAATTAAGTCCACGGTTTTGCCACTCCAATGTTAAAAGGTTAAAACTTCGCCTAGCGGTCTTTAAATCATATCCAGTTTGAAGTGACAGCCCCGCTCTTTCAAACGCCTCTTCAAATATCTCTGGCAAATCAGGTGTTACAACAGCCATTATCTGACCTTCCTATGGGGCTTTACTTTAGCTCGTATTTTTTTAGGCTGTTTGGCAAATTGCTTACCAGCCTTAGTTGCTTTTCTTTTAGCAGCCGTGGTGGATGCGTATTCCTTAGACGAAAGCGACTTGATAGCAGAGGCTGGTAGGTAACGTTCCCCAGTGGCCTTTGATCCTTGTGTAGAGGGCTTTCCACTTTTCGTTGTCCACTTTTGCTTAGTCCAAGATTTAAGACTTCTTTGCGATTTTTTTAACGGCATAAAGTTCCCTATAACTTTTAAACAAGAGCCTTAGCAACAGAAACCATTAAAAATACAACAAGACCAAGTATCGTTACTACAAGAGCAAAAACCCCAAGGCACATCTTTATGGTTTCCTCTAACTCTTGCGCCTTTTGAATTTTTTGTCTTCTAGCTTCAGCAGCGGCCTCTTTAGCTTCTCTTATTCTTTTCGCTCTCTCTTCTGTTATACTTCTCCAAGTTCCATGACCAAAACGCATATCGACCATAGTTGCGATTTCTTGCATTTGCTCCTTGGCTATTCTTGCGTTAATAACCTCTGTTGCTACTGATTTTACACCAAATTGATCTCCAACGCCACCAACACCAGACTTTTTACTTCTAAGTTGCTGTACCTGTTTCTCACCCTCAAACAAGCCATCTATATAGCTTGCTATATCGGATACATCGTTGGCTGTGCCAATAGCGCCTTTAATGCCATCTACAGCAGCCTTAAATAAAGATATCCCCGCTAGGGTTTCGGCAATCATCTAGTAAACTTCTGTTGCGTTTGGGTTGATTTTAACTGGCTTGCAATAAGACGTAACCTTATGCTTTGAAGGTACGCCACTATAGCTTTGATAATTACCGTATCTTTTTGAGACTTTAGAGGCAAAATAGTTGCAGTCATCTATTGACCGAAAGTACATATCTTGGCTGACTGTTTTACCGCCGAGAACAACAATTAATAAAAATGCATGTATCATTAGGCGGCTATGGATAGATTGGGGTTACTTGCTTCAACCCCCATCCACTTGCTCCATTCTGCATAATAATGACGCATACCAACCTCATCATGGATGGTTCCGTTCTCATGCCTTCCATGCAATATGTTGCGTGGCTCAGTTCCCTCACGCATTGTTGTGCCTTGACCAGCGACTCCAATTAAGTCTTCGTGAAGGTTTCTCCCGAATGGCCCCCAGATAGAGTTATGGTGCTTAATTCTGGTATTGCGTTCTTCAGTCGTATCTTTCTTGAGACCATATCCGCGAAACTCAATAAGTACCTTGTTTGGCCCAAGAGGTGTAACGCTATCGCTTCTATAAGCACTGCCACGCAGATTAAAATTAAATCCGGGGAACAGATCAACCATGTACCATTGATTGGGTGGGAGGTTAGGGAAACTAAGCTCTCCTCTATCCTCAAAGCCATCGTATTCCTCGTAGTTAACTGTAAAGCTACTGACGTTAACGTGTCCGTTATCAAATGGTATATTTTTTCTAGCAAAATATTCATCGTTAAATCCTGACACACGATTAAAGTAGTGCATAAAATCGTGGTAGAACTCGCTATTAGTGTCGTGCCATAGCTTGTAGTTCGTATTGATTACCGCTTTATGGTAGTGAAACACTTCCATTTCTTCAGTATCGATAGCATCTGATATGCAATCAAAAGCCCCTCCCGTCCATTCTTCAACGCTCTGTGCAGGATTAGGGTCAAGCGTAACCCAAACCATCCCGCCGTGTTTGATTTCACAATACAGCTCTGTCCAGTTACCTGAATGGTAGGTTAAAGATAGATCGTTGCCTGAAGGGTGGATTACCTTGTCTGTAAGAAATGCTCTGACTACACCACTTTCAAAACGTACAGCTAAAACATTCTGTAACGCTATCTGTGTTTTTCTAAAGTCACCCAAGTTTGGCAGCTCACTAGAGTGACACATTGGAACCCAAACCTTGGAAAATATGTTTTCTATCTCTTGCTCATACAAACCATGATCAGAATATATAAGTGAGTTTATGTACTCTACACTAGGCTCTTGCACCCAGCTTTTGTGGTTCCTAGGCGGCATTAGTCTCTATATCCTCCACCAGCTTTCTTGTAGGCAGAGGCTACCATTTGAGCCTTACGCGCACTCCACTGACCCGGAGCGCCGCCTTTACCGCCAGCTTTAATTCTATTAAATATTTGTTTACGCATTGATGGCTTTGTATAATTACCAGCCTTATTAACGGTAGACTTTGTTTTGCCGCCCTTTTTCATTGGCTCAACATCACCACCAGACTCATATCTACTTGCCCTCATGGTAGTGCGTTTCAGGGGCTGTATTCCCTTAAATCCCTTTGTGCCTTTTGGGGTTTTTATCTTTGGCTTTCTTTTTGTTGTAGATCCGCCCTCTCTTAGCTTAAGAGAAGATAATGTCTTTGCCTGACCAGCGTGTAATTTAGATGCCTTCTTCAGACCCTTAACAACCTTATTAATCTTTTTCTTTACGCTCCCACCTGACTTCATTTCTGCTTGTCTGGCTGGGGTGGCAAAGCCCTTGCGGGCCTTATTTAAATCTTTCTCAATCTTTTCTTTTGCGGCCTTTTGCCTTGCCTTGGCCTTTACTCCAGTTGCTGGAGCTTTAGCCCTGATACTAGCCATGTATTCTTTGCCAGCAGACCGAACCTTTGCAGCACCCCCAGAACTAAAGGAAGAGATCTTCCTCGTGTAAGACCCCTTTCCCTTCTTTGGCTTTACAACGCTAGGCTTTATGCCCCCTACAGCTTTAGCCACTGGATTTTTTACAGTGGCCTTACCGCCGCGCTTCATAGCTACTGGTTTTTTTGCTCCACACTTCCGCATGAGACTTCTCCTTGGCAACAATCTTCAATAACGCATCCACAAGCAATACACTGCTCATGCCCGTGTACATACACGGTTCTTAATCCATCCTGACATCTTGGGCATCTAGGCCCACAATGAACCTTTACAACCCCCTCTTTACGCTCTTCTGTTAACTTTTCTTGAGGTTTTTGTTCTTGCATAAGATCTGTTCCTTGAGGCTGGCACTGCTTTTAAGTTTGAAAGGCTGTTGTCTCTTGGGTTTCCATTCTTGTGAGCGACATCTTTTCCATCGCCCTTCCTGACCTTACCAGCGGCAACCATTTTTTTTCTAGCTGTATTCCTGCTTGCTCTTCGTTTTTTTTGCACAAGGGTTCCTTGATAGTTCTTGTACTCAGAAGAATAATTTCTACGGCGCATTACTTAGCCCTTGTCTTGCCTCGCTTGGCAATTCCATCTATAGAGCGCTTTCTTTTTACCGCGCCTCCAGCTTTCATCATTTTTGCTGCGCCAGCCATTTTTGCCATTTCTACTGCTTTTTTAACGCCCTTGCCGACACCCGCGCTTACTCCCGTAGGCGCAATAGAAGATGTTGTTTTGCCTTTGATGCCTAGCTTTGACCTCAATCTAGGGTTTAGGCTAACACCAAACCTGCTTTCCGCTTCATTAATAAGCGGGCTTGCAAATTCACTCATAAATGTTTTCTTAGACATTACTTAGCCCTAGTTCTTCCGCGCTGTGCAATGCCGTCAATCGGACGCTTACGCTTAATTACACCACCCTTACTCATTTTTTTCGCTTCAGGCATTCTTGCCATTTCACCCATGCCAAAAGATTGCATTGCTTTTGCAAAATTAGGATTGTTTCCAAATTTTTTAAAAGCGTCTTGTTTAAAAGCCTTAAAATTTCCCGGATTTGATGAATTTACAAGCTCTACCATTTTAGGAATCATTTTTGCGCCAAGGCCAAGACCCTTAAACGCCTTAATGACTGGTTTTTTGTTTTTCCGTGTCATTGGCTTATCTTCCTGCTTTAGTTTTGCCTCTTTGAGCAATCCCATCAATACGGCGTTTTTTATTAAGAGAACCGCCAGATTTAACAGCTAATGTTGCTGGAGCAAACGCACCCGGATTACCCATAGGATTTTTCTTTTTATCCTCTTTTCCAACAGGGGCAATAGGACTTGCCTTCCCCTTGGAATTCATTTTACTAATAAGCGCCCCAAGGGGGCTTACATTCTTTAAGCCCTTACCAAAAGCTCGACCAAACATTCCCTTGCCAGAAATCGCTCCAGCTAAAGGGCTTATAGATCCAAGCAGCTTGCCGCCACCAATCATCTTTTTGACTTTTTTCTTTTTCATCTTATTTCCCTTTAACTGCTTCCCCATAGAAGCTCTTGAGATTGTCATTAGAGTAGCCTTTGTAAGAAAGGCGCAATTATAACCAAACCAACAATCCACCAAAGACGTTGATCTAACTTACACATATGGCCCCTTTGATCCTCAAGACGCTCTTCAATGCGCTGATAACGCAGATTACACTCAGCCTCATGCTTTACTAATTCAGCCATAACTTGCTCTACAGTGAGTTCCTGAACTTGTTGTTGCTCAAGTTTCATTAGCACTTCCACCGTTTTCTTGCTTGCCTTAGTCTGCTATTTGGATTTTTAGCAGCGCTAGGAAACTTTTTCATTTGTCCTGCTGATCTTGCACAGAATGACTTACGCCTCTTAGCGGACGCGCTACCCGGCTTTACCTTGCCTGTGACGGCAGTCTTTAACTTACTTCCGGGGTTTGCAGCCCTGTACGCCTTGACGCCCTTAGAGGTCATCCCCGCGCCCTTTTTAGTGGCGCGAAAATTACCGGACTTAACCGATGTTCTGATCGGTGTTTCTTTTTTCCTAGGCATAGAAAATATTCATCATATCAATAGTACCCACTGTGTACTTGATAGAAAGCCCATTCTCAAAAACAATGCCATCTTCTGGGATTGTGTTATCTAGCGTTGTGTTGTCAGTTCCAATGGTTCTGGCTTTAAATAAAACAGTTCCATCTTCAGGAGTGCCGTTAATAAACTCAATTACACCAGCAGTGCCACCTGAAACGATTGAATATCCTTTTAACCTAACTCGACCGCCAAAAACAGCCTGCGCGGCAGAGGCGAGAGAGCCTACTTTTATGTTTGCCGCGAATTGTGCAGAGCTTGTAATAGAGGTTACTGTTTTAAAAAACTTCGTTCCATCAACCTGTGCGGCTGAACCCGTTGAAACTATTACTTCAGTGAGCGCATTATCAAAAACGTCTGTGCCAACAATAGTATTAGTTTTAGCATTGTCACCAGTGCCTGTTGTGGTAACACCAAGAAGCCTTGCGCCTCCAGATGCAAAAGACGAATTTGCTAGGGTTGCTGCCGTGTTTGGTCTAGCTGCCGTAACAATGAAATCATCGTCTGCCGCCACCTCATCGCTAATGAGTTGAACCTTTACGTCTGATCTTGCCATTTCAATCTCCTTATAAAAAGGAGAGGGGGATTAACCCCTCTCATTATTAGGCTTCGTAGCCCATCAATTCAATAAAGAGTTTGCCAGCAGAGTAATCAGCGTCTGTAGCTGCGCCTGTTGTTAGATACAAAAACTGATCGGCAGCGGGGACGGCAGTAAAGTAAACTTTACTTCCTAGTGTAGCGTCACCAGCATTGACAAGAAGCGTTTCAGTCAAGCTACCGATTGCTCCGTCCTCAACACCTGTGCCTTCTGTTGCAGAGTGGATGTTAATGTCTGGATCACCGCCAGTAGGTGCTTCAAAACACTCCATGCTTCCAGTCAAGATGGTGCCGTTTTTAACAGCAGTAATCTGACCAATGTGACAAACAAGTGCTGTACCGTTGACACCAATGATGTCACCAGATCCTGTTGAACGCAGACCAGTTAGGTCAATAAGAATACGAGTTGTAATGATGCCGCCCACACGCTGCACAGAAGTACGATAAATCGTTCCAGTACCAGTAGTAATACCAGTGCCAGCCTCTACAGCCATTGTGTTCGCATCAAAGGAAGATACACCAGTTGAGCTGATGCTTGAAAGAGTGGAGAATGCACCTGTTGTAGCGTTTTGGCTTACAGAGGTAAATCCGCCTTTGGAGCGTACCGCTCCAGTAAAAGTAGTAGTAGCCATTTGAGTCACTCCTGTCGTGGCTAGTGTCAGCCACAGGATGCGGCTGTCAGGGTTTCGTCTATTATAGCAAAAGAAAGGGCGGCCAAGAAGCCGCCCAATCAAATAGTATTAGCTTAATTTAATTAAGCACCCGGTGAGCCATAAATGCCCAATGGATCTGATACACCGAAGCTGTAACGCTCACGGGCTTTGTAGCGAACATTGCCTGTATCAAAGTCACCATCCATAGATGTTGACATTGGAGTACGAACAAAGTGCTTCATGCCGTTTGGAACATCGGTTGTGATAAAGAAGGCGTCTGTATCAGTCAGGTAGTGATTGATAGTGTAACCTTCTGGAATCGAACCGTTTGAACGAATAGCGTTCAGATCGTTATCAGCAGTACCTACGCGGCCTTCAGTCTGGAGCAAACGAGTTGCAACAAACATCAATGCAGGCGGTACAATCAACTTGCGTGGGCGGGCTGCGATCAAAAGACCACGCTCGTCAACGAAAGCTGCAATGTTGATAACAGCATCTTCCAATGATGTCTCATTCAAGTCAGCGGCTACTGATGGACGGTTAGCGTTGTTACCGCCAGCAACTGTCGGGTGGTCAGTATCAAAAAGAAACTCGCCATCGCCAGATGTGAAGGTATCAAAACCAGTGTTCAACAATGAAGCTGCCTTGACCTGCTTTGTGTACGCCATTGCCCGTGCAAGGGCTTTAGTGTAACGAGCAGACAAAGAGTCATACAGGTTATCTTCCATAGCTTCTTCTGTAACCGAAAAGCCCATAGCAATGGTCTCATGGTTATAGCGAGCTGTGAAAGACTCTTGAGCCGTGTCAAATGAGACCTGTGAACCTTCTTGCTTAACTGGTGCAGCACCAAAGCCTGAAAGTTTGACCTCTTCCTCAAAGCTACGCTCTGAAGTTTCGGTTTCATAGATCTCCGAATGTTCGTTTTCGTACTTGCCGTACTCAAGACCGAACAATGCGTTTAGACCGGGTAGAAGCTCCTTAAGGAGCTGGGCGCGAGAAATAGCCATAATATTACAACTCCTTTCTTAAGCTGCTGATGGAGCGTTGCCAGAAACGACACCGATTCCGAGTTGATGACCAGTATTAAACTTGCATACCATAATTGGGAATGCTGTTCCTTTTTCATCACCGTCATAACCACCTAGCCAATCCACGACACGAATCGGGAGAGCGGCAGTTGTTGCGGCTGTGCTGATGTCCAAAGAAACGCGCGAAATACCTAGAGTGGTGTTTGCGGTGCCTTGTACAAGAGCGCAGTTAGCTGCGAGATCGTCATCATTGACGGTTGAGTCAGCTTGGATTGCAAAAAGGATATTCGGATCATCAGCAACATAAACCATACCATTTGTATGGGCAGCGCCAGACCAAACTTGGCTGAACTGGGTTTGACCAGTGCTGATGTCTGTGTAGCGACAGCCCATAAAGATACCAATAGGTGTGGCAGAAGTTGTGCCAGTATCTTTTTGGATTGTGGTGGTTGCGCCAGCATCAGTTAGCTTGACGACATCACCAAAAACAATCGCTGTGGATTCTGAACTCAGAATAGGATACTGACGGAAGGAACCGTTATAGTTACCTCCGAGGTTTCCTACTGGGCGCAGTCCAAAGGGAGCGGCAGTAGCGGACATGATTGTCCCTCCTTATTATCTACGACAAGCTCCCGCTCAGGTTACTTGCCAAAGGTTGTTTTTGTGCTTCGTTCTGGTGGTAGAACGGGCATACGAGAATCAGAATTTCGCATAAAGTTATTGTCCACAGAGTCGATTTGATTCTTGTTCATTTCCCTGTGGGCTTGACTACGAGATTCTATATATTCGGCTGAATTTTCGCATAAGAGCAATCCTCCAACCTCAACATTACCTTGAAATCGAGAGTCGATATCAGGCAACACTTGCAGTTCAGGATGATCTTCAGCTTTGACTGGTGTCCAACCTTCACGAAACTTAGAAGAAACATTAGTGTTATCGCTATTACCCAAAGTAGATGTGCGTATCCAACGATATTTTATTCCATCGCGGGATTCGGGGGTTGGTAGCGTACCAGCACGTTTCCAAGTTTTAGGACGCTCCGCAGTAGCGCGAGTGTCATTAGTGCGTGGGTTTCTATCAGACATTTGAAGACTCCTTCAAGAGTTGCGCCGCATATTGTTCTGCCGTAAGGCCAAGTCTTTTGGCGAGTGAGACTTGTGTTGAGGTTAATTGCACTCTGCGTGGTTTTTTTGCACTCCGACTTTGGGGGGCAACCACGGAACCAGTTTGACGAACAGGTGCTTCCTCAATTTGCTCATCAAACTTGTCTGGGAACGTTTTACGCATCGATTCATCGATGGCGGCATAATACTTGTCACTTTTGGTATCGATACCTTGTTTGACAAGTTTTTCATGGACACCNAAGGCGTATCCCGTCATTTCACTATCTTCACCAAACCAAGTGTTGTTTGCACTCCATTCCTGCGCCTTTTGATCTGGCGTTGGGATTGACGGCTTAGACACTACAGGGTCTGGCTTGGGAGCCTCACGCTTTTGAGGCTTATAAGACTCCACACGATATTTCTCATTTTGCAGGCTAGATAGCTTTTCTTGAGCTTCAATTAAAGCATCTGGGTCTCCGGTCTCGTATGCAGCTTTATAGGCTGTTTTTGCCTTATCAAGTTCTGCGTCTACTCGACCCTTAGCCTGCTCTACCAAAACACCTTCGCCATCTTCTAAGGCTTTGCGAAGTTTTTGGTTCTCCTCATAAACTTTTTTAGCATAGCTAACAGCCTCATCTTGCATTTTTGAGGCTTCTTCTTTGCGTCTACGCTCTTCGTGATATTCAAACTTTAATTGCTTGATGCGCTTTTGAACGCCATCACTATACTGTTCTATTTCCGTATCATCGGGGACGTTTGGCTCAACCCCCTCAGCGCGGCGAGGCTTCTCCTCTTGAGGAGTGTCCTCAATAATCTCTAACTCAAAACCGCTATCTTCCGCTTCTTGAAAGTTCCCGGTAACTTTTTCTTGCTCTTCTTCCTGAGCCAAGGCTTGTGACTGGTTCATACTCTTGCATATCCTCTTGGGTCATCGACAACAGCCTCTACTGTGTCATCATTGATAAGACGGAACTCTTGTTTATCAATCTTAAACCTTGTGCCGGAGTAAGATCGAAAGATAACAAAGTCACCTTCTTTACAATATGGGCCATTTGGAAACTTAGACTCGTCTTGGTAAGCATCCGGCCCAGCTTTTACAACAAACCCAATGACTGAAGCGGTTTGCTCCGCATTCTTCAGTGCATCTGGCATATAAATGCCTGCGTCTGTTTTTTCTTTGACCTCAAGTGGTTTAATTAAAAGTTTGTACCCAGCGGGTACTGGTATTTTATTTGCAACGCTTTCGTTGACTTCTTTATTTGCAGAATACATCTGTTTTCCTTGTGCAGTGATCGAGGTTCACAGTACCTTGCAGGGACAACCCTGTGAGTAGTAATATTTACAATATACTATACAGCCCCGCAATCCGGAAGCCCTAGTCGTTAATGAACCTTTCTTCAAGGTCGATGATGTCTCTTTCAACAGCGGCGAGGGCTTCGACTTTACCCACGGCCTCTCTGTATTCTTCAAAGGACTTACACCCACCACAGGCCATATGGTCAGCGAGAACATTTAGATACTCTCTAATTTTCTCTCTGATTGGTGAATAAACCGTATCATTGTTCGCCATCTCTGTTACCTAGCTCCCTTGCTATTTCAAGACCAATATTGGTGCCTTCTCTAATATCATCTTTTCTTGATTGGTCAAGCTCTGTAGCTAACTTAACACCAAGTTTGGCACCTTCTCTTTGCTCCTCAGATTCAAGGCGATCCTTTTGCAACTCAAGATTAGCCATCTTTGACTGAGCGTCAGATTGCAGTTTTGCAACATCCATTTCTTTTCTGTGAGCAAACTCAGCCTCTTTCAAAGCTATTTCTTTTTGCTGTATCACGGTCAAAGGATCTTGTTGTTGTTTCATTGCTTCTTTCTGTTGCATTTCGGCCTGATCCTTACGAAGAAGTTTCTGAGCCGCTTCGGATGACATCCTACTAATCTCAATCTCAATATCCTCTGGCAGTTCTGTCTCTTCATCAGGCATACCAACGCCAAGGGTTTTTTCTATTTCTTTCCTGTACTGGAACGCAACATGTTCTGTAACGTGAGCAGAAAGAGCGGCTTGTATTGCGCCAGCAAATGGAGACTGAGCTACAATTTCTTTTAGCTTTGGATCTTCTGCTGCGGCTAAGTGTACAGCAATGTGAGCCTCGTGATCCTGATACTTAAATGCCTTGACTGGCTCTTGTTTAAGCATGGACATATTTTCACTTACAGGATCTGCTGCTTTTATATCGTCTGGCAGTTTGATGATTTCTTCAGCATCTTTAATACCCAGAACCTCAAGCATCTGACGATGTAGCTTTCCAAGGTCATAAAGCTGAGGTGCCTGTTGAGCAAGCTGCAAAGCCGCCTGATACTGCACAACCCTTTGCGCCATTGTTGCTGCGTTAGGGTCAGACACGGGTATTACGTCAATACGACCATCAAAATCTTTTTGCCTATTGAAGTCACCATCTTGCTCATAAGAGTATTCTGGTGGCATGTAATCCTTAATAATCTTGGCAAGAAGCCTTAACTCGTTTTTCAAAGCATGATGAAGGCGAGCCTGAACACCAGACATAACCTTCATGCTTCGCTCCATCAACGCGAGCGTAGTTCCGACTGGAGCTTGCGGGTTGAGGTTTCCAACTTGTACATCAGCAACGGAGCCAATCCTTCGCCCCTCTTCCACGATGTTTCCAAGCAACTGGTATAATACCGATGATGGCTCCTTGTAAGGAAGGAATGCAATCGAATCCCGAATTGCACCACCCGGTACGTCCACATCGCGGAACTCACCCGGCATGAGAGGCGAATCGTCACCCTTAATGCGAAGTCCGCGAGCCTTAAGACCAGCGGGGAGGTTGGATAGCGTACCCGCATCAATAAGCTGGCGAAGAATGCTTGTGGCACTTTTAGCAAGACCACCAATAAGATGAATAAGACCCGTTCCATAAAACCCAAGCCCCGGTAGGTATCTATAGTGAACAAAGTGTTGTCTCTTACGCTTTTTAAGATCGTCTTCATACCAATTTCTCCTGACTGACAAGACGGTTTCAGACGATTTGTCTATGGTGACAATATACGGCCTTGCAATACCGTCAGGATCTTCAAATGGCTCTGGCATAAGAAGATCAACATGCATTTCCAAAAGAGTGTGCCTGTCGTCCTCTTCAAGGACAGCGGTCTCTCCCTCAATCTCATCGTATTTTTCTTGGATGTCTGAATAATCTGGCTCTGGGTCAGGTAAATCAACATCAATGTAAAACCCATTAACCTGAAGCTCGACTATTTCATTCGGAGTCTTTTTCATAACATGGGTATAACGAGGAGATGTCATTAAGTCTGAAGCGCCGTAGGAAACTACAAAATCCTCTGCCGGAACAAACATGGCGCATGGGCGCTCCAAGATTGGATCATAGTAAACTTTCTTGAAAGATGAACCAGCCAGAGGCAGTCTGAACAACATCTGCTCAGTTTCGTCACGATATTCTGTCATCTCTTCTGTTAAGAGATAATTCATTTCGTTTTCGATCCGTTGCGCTTGCTTTACTTTTTCATAATCTTTCTTACCAATGAGCTTTGTTCTCACTGGGCCTGAAGCTGGAAATATCTCACCCATAGCCTGAGCTTGAAACCTAACTGTTGCCTCTGTAAGAACTGGGTGAAACACGCCTGACGCTCCCTGCCAAGGCTGCGTTCTTTCTTCGATCCTCATGCCAAGAAGATCCAAACCTTTGACATACGACCTAGCCCAGTCTTTTCTTGACTGACGGTCAGAGACAAAGTCCTCTATCAATTCAGAGGCTAATCCCTGCAAATCTGATTCATCAATGAACTCAGCTAAATTAGCGTCATGTTCAGGGCCAACGAGTTCCTCTGCCATTTCCCCAGTAAAATCAATTACCATGCCGCTTTCTTCATCTCCTATGCTAATAGCATCAGGATTCACGATCTCAATTTTCACATCCTCAGAGCCTTCGACATCAAGAGATGAGGGCGTCATTGGTTTTTCAATAGCCATTTTAAAATACTTCCTTTTTCTCGGTGTCGAGTTTTTTCATTATAACAGCATGACGGGCATGATGTGAACCTTCCATATGGCTTGCAACTTCCCACCCTAATTTTTTAAAATTTTTTACTTCTCCGTGAGGCACAAATCTATAAACGCTAGAATTATTTTCAATAGTATTCAACTGCTCTTCTGTATTTAGGTTCGTCATCCCATTCATCCATTGTACTTCTAATCCACCCACCTTGACGAAACCTAAGAAGCGCCTGCGTTGTGGAGTCAACAAGATCATCGTGATCTCCCGCTGGAAAAGCAGCACACTCTTCCATTACCTCATCAGCCCACCTAGTTGGTGGACACCATATTACACCACTAGCGAACAAATCACTAACAGCGTTAACACGGGCTATCTTGTCCTGCCCTCTGGACGGAGTAAACTCTGTAACAGGTATACCCATTGCCCTAAGTTCAAAAATAAGCGGGGAACCAGCAGCTTTTGCTTCAACAATCATCTGATCAGGCTCAAATTCCCAATATTTATCGTATGCTGCCCTTTTTAGCTCTGGAAACTCCAGTTTTTCCTTATATGCGTCCAGCAATATAAGGTTTGGCATCATTTCTCCACTTTCATTAGGGTGCTGAAACACCCCCCAAGTGGTACAAGCGCTGTAATCTGCGCGTTGCGTTTTCAAAAACGCTGTATCCCAGCTTTGAATTATAGCTTCGCACGGTGGCGGGCCTTCTTTTTCCCATTCTTGCCACCATTCGCGCTTAATTAACGCACCTTCCTCAGAAGTCGGGTCTTGCTGATACTGTGCAGACCACTTAGACACAGGCAATTCGGCTTTTAGTGCCTCCAACTGTTCCAAAGGCCAGAACTCAGGCCACAAAGGATCACCAGACGGCATAATTGCTGGCAGTTCTATAACTTCCCAGTCATCCACACCCTCTTTTTGGGTCACTGATTTAATTATTTTACCAGTAAGGTCTCTCGTAGACCATCTGGTCATAACAATTATTATCGACCCGCCGGGTTGCAGCCTCTGTCTTGGCCCCGATGTATACCATTCGTACACCTTGTCGTAGACTTCTGGGTTGTAAGCCCCCAGTGCCGCCTCCTGCTCCGAGTGGGGGTCGTCAATAATGAGAACGTCAGCACCTTTACCAGTAACTGCACCACCAACACCAATAGCAAA